ACACGAGCCGAAGAACTCAATCAGGCCATTAGACCTTATGTAAGTTTAGTGACTCCGATCAATGTGTTGGACTGGGCCTGGGAGCGTGCCACCAACGGCGTGCATTATCTCTCGTATCTTAAAATTGCCGAAGACAACGATGATGGCAGAACCAGCACCATTAGAGAATGGACCGAAGAACAGATCATATCCACTACCGTAGATAACAGCCGCAGAGAAGCCAGCACACAGACCATAGAACAGAATGAACTGGGTATCATACCTGCTGTGCTCCTGTATGCACAGCGTGGTCCGCAGCGTGGCATTGGTATCAGCGACATTGAAGACATTGCCACAGCACAAAGAACAATTTACAACTTTAATAGTGAAGTAGAACAAGGCATCAGACTTAGTGTGCATCCCAGTTTAGTAAAGACCGTGGGCACAGAAGCAGTGGCTGGTGCAGGTGCCATTGTGCAGATCGAAGACAATCTTGATCCTGGACTCAAGCCGTACCTGTTAGAAACTTCGGGTGATGGCATTGAATCAATACACAAGAGCATTAAAGAACAAGTGTTGGCAATTGATCGTATGGCCAATTTAGGTTCAGCACGAGCACAAGAAGTCAGCACACTATCAGGTGTGGCAATGGAAACAGAATTCCAAATGTTAAATGCTCGTTTAGCAGACAAAGCCGACAACCTGGAGTTCTGTGAAGAAAACATCTGGGCCTTGTGGTGCCGATATCAAGGGCGTGTGTGGGATGGTGAGATTGAATATCCCGACTCGTTTAATATCAGAGACGAAGAGCGTGAAATAAGACAACTTGCAGTGGCCAAGAACACAGCAACAGACCCTAAGGTGCTAATGGTCATAGACTACAAACTATTAGAAATGATGGGCCGAGAGCCAGAAAAAGTTTTAACTAACCGAGCACCCGACGCTACAAAAGCACAGAAGTTAAAGTTAGATCTAATTGGTCAAGTGCAAGAAACCGTACAGCGTGAAACAGGAAATGAGACCTTGGATATGGTGTTAGGCAGTATGGCCATTGACACGGTTGTGACCAATCAAGTGTTGCGTGATCAGATTGGTAGAGAATACGCCGGAGACGCTGTTGATCAGACTGCGTTAGAACAAGCACAGCAGTCAGAGTCAGCCACAGCACAAATGTGGGCAAGAGCCTATCCAGACGGTGAGCCCGTCAGTGATCTATTGCCGGCTGCTTATGTGCCAGCAGACACCGAAGGTGTGCCCGAGGGACAAAACTGCGGCAACTGCGAATACTGGGATGACATTACTGGCAATTGTAGCAAGTTTGATGCACCTGTGCGTGCCACCTACTGGTGCCGCAAGTGGGATGATGCGATAGAGGATTGATATGGCCAAATACTATGGAAGTCAGTGCAAGGGAGATTGTTCAGGACACAGAGCCGGAGCCAGGTATGCACGAGGTGGCGGGCGACTGCTTACAAAACGATCGTCGAGTTTTAACAATGGAATGCGTATCGCTCAACGACAACTACGCAATCAAGGTATCTCGATTAGACTAAGAAAAGCCTAATAATATGGCCATAAAATATAGAGGAATTACCTTTAAGGGATACAATCAACCCCGACGAACACCAGGCCATCCTACCAAGAGTCACGCAGTCCTGGCCAAACAAGGTGATCAAGTGCGTTTGATTAGATTTGGTCAGCAGGGAGTTAGAGGTGCAGGATCCAATCCTCGCACAGCAAGCGAGCGTGCTCGTCGTAGAAGTTTTAAGGCCAGGCACGCAGACAACATTGCCAGAGGACCTTTTAGTGGTGCCTACTGGTCGAACAAAGTTAAATGGTAAAGGAGACCGCCGTGTATAAGAAGCGTGGTAAGAAACCGCCAAAGAAGTAAATATGGCTAAATAAAAAACAAGAGACACTCATCTCTTATAAAATAATGGAGGCAGGTTTTACAATGGACCCTAACACATTGGCAAATGATACAGCAATTGACGCTGGTGATGAATCACAAAGTCAAGCAACAGAACGCTATTACACACAAAAAGAGTTCGACGACGCAATGGCCAAAACTCGTGCCGCTGCCGAACGCCGTGCCCTAAAACCTTATCAGGAATTGGGTGCTCCAGACGAACTTCGTGCTATCAAGGAACAATTTGAGGCCCGCAAGTTTGAGGAACACAAATCACGCGGTGATGTCGATGCTATTGTGCGAGAAATAGCGGCAAAAAAAGACGCAGAGATCGCTAAAAGGGATCAGATAATTGCACAATATCGTGTTGAGTCACCCCTTACCGAAGCAGCAGCCCGTTATAAGGCAGTTGCACCCGATCAAGTTCGATCACTATTGAGAGATAGAGTTCGAGTAAATCCGGAAGGTGAGGTAGAAGTTGTAGATGAGCGTGGCCAAGTTCGCTACGCCGACAACGGAGAACCAATGCGTGTTGATGACCTGGTACGAACATTCTTGGATACCAATCCACACTTTGTTAGTGCAGGTCCAGCCACTACCGGCTCGAGGTCAAGTATCCAATCCCAGGCAACGGCTCCCTTGGACATTACCAAATTAAATATGTCCAATCCCGAGCATCGTGCCCTATACAAAGAGTATAGAAAAGCAAACGGGATAAGATAACTTATAACAAAGGAAAATTAAAATGAGTTCAACAACAACCAGTCTAAACGATCTGTTGCCAAGCATTGTTGCCGAAGCACTTTTCGTTGCCAACGAGCGTAGTATTATGCGTAATCTTGTCAAGACCTACAACATTGGTCCTCAGCAAGGTAAAACAATTACCGTTCCAATCTATCCAAACCAGACCGCTTACAGCCTAAGCGAAGGTGGTGATCTAACTGCCAACACTATCAGCACTTCAGGTGCAACGCTAACCGTTGCCGAAGTTGGTGTTATGGCAACCGTGACCGACCTGGCTCGTGTAAGTTCGGCTTCAGATGTAGTTGCCGATGTTGGTCGCTTGTTCGGTGAAGCAATTGCCAGCAAGATCGACAAAGATCTAACAGCACTCTTTACAAGTTTTACTACCAATGTGCTTGGTAATATCACGGTTGCCACTAATAACCTATCAGCAGCAGACATCTTTAAGGCAGTTGCAAAACTGCGTGCTCAAGGTGTTCCAGGCAATGAATTGTATGCTGTTGTGCATCCAGAGATCGCTTATGATCTAAAGAGCAACCTAACCAACACATTTGCAAACCCCAACGCTGGTATGCTTCAGAACGAAGCAATGATGAGCGGTTATGTGGGTATGCTTGCAGGCGTTCCAATCTTTGAGACCAGCAACTTGGTCAATAACGGAACTGCCGGCGACTATGTGGGTGGTGTATTCCACCGTGATGCCCTGGGTCTTGCACTAATGCGTGATATCCAGATCGAGACACAGCGTGATGCAAGTCTGCGTGCCGACGAGATTGTTGCAACCGCTATGTACGGCGTTGGCGTAGTCCGTGAGCAGTATGGCGTTGCATTGGGCTTTGACTCAAGTGTTGCCTAATTGAGAAATTAGACAATTGCCATAGGTGACCGCGTGCCTGTGAATCACCTCAGGAAGCCCCGAAAGGGGCTTTTTGTTTGACCATAAATAAATGCATCAGGTAGTAGGACTACCGATCCAAATATAAACGAAGGAAGGACCTTTATGGCATTTGCAACCATTGACGACCTTGTTGAGGTCGAACCCACAATTCTCGATTACGGTGTTTTAGATTGGGATGATCAACTCGCACAAAGCGAAACGGAAATAAAAAGAGTCCTGTCAGTTCGTTGGTGGCCACAATATCAGAAACAACTAAGAGTAGATATCACTATTCGCGGTGACTTTGTATTGATTGACACTACCAAGTTAGATGACACACAATGGACCAAAGCCACGGTCTATCACGCCCTGGCCTATCATATTGCACCTAAACTTACCAAGTTTGAGGACACTCCCGATCGTTTTGAGAAAATGATGAAGTATTATCAGGGTCGTTTTGAGCACGAAATGGATCTTTGTATCCGTGAAGGTGTCAGATACGATATAGACAATGATAATAGTTTCAGCGATGACGAGAGACAACCCGACACCTACTTGAGAATACGCAGATGACCACAAGCCTTCGCGAACAAATAGTACGAAATGTAGAAACAATCCTAAAACAGCGATCAGATCCTGGTTTTAGATTGGTCACCCGTGAGCCTTTCGAAGTCACAGAATTGGCCATCACACAATTTCCTGCAGTTCTAATCAACTTTCTAACAGAAACACGCACATCAGTCAGTATGGGTGTGCCTGGTGTTGGTCGTAGAACCGGCACTATAGTGTTAGACATTAGAGGCTTTGTTAGAGGCAACGAAATAGACCGCTTACGCACAGACTTGGCCAGTGCAGTAGAAGATGCATTAGATTCAGATCGTTATTTAGATTTGCGAGCCGACGGTGTGTTAGATAGTCAAGTGACAGAAATCACCGTGGAACCTCGTATGAATCCGTTGGGTGAAGTCAGAATCAGATTCGAAGTCAATTACAATTATTTGAGAGGAACGCAAGCGTGATAGCGTGGTTAAAGAATTTATTTAGAGGCGGCTTACCGGAAATACCAGTTGGTCGTGTAGTAGATAGTGGTCCCATACAGGCAACAGCAGGCTTGGCTCGCGAAGGCGATCCCAAACCCGCACCCAAGCCCAAGAAATCAAGAAAGGAACCTAAGCAATGAAGACAACGGTATATCTTGCAGGACGACAGCGTGTGATTAGTCACACGCATATAGATGAATACCTTGCCGCTGGTTGGACACAAGAACCAGCAGCAGAAAAGAAAACCAAGACGAGAGTTGCGGTAGTGGCAACAGAGGACCAGTCCTCGACGGCCGACTCTGGGTCACCGGAGGCATTAGCAAGCGTGACAACACAAGCCCAGCCAGGCGACATTATTTTACATAAAGGAGATGAATAATGGCTACACTTACAGGCAATAACGGTGTTGTCAAGATTGACAACAGCAGTGGCTCACCAACCACAATCGCAGCAGTTCGTAATTTCTCAGTTGATATCACCAGTGATACAATCGAGACAACCACAATGACTAATGATTCAAGAACCTATGTAAAAGGTTTAAGTTCGTTCTCAGGTTCTGCGGATATCTATTTC